TCATATAGCCGAAAGGAAGCCGCGCAGCAAGGCGTGGCTCTTTTCATACGAGAACTGTTTCATCTGCTTCAGCGAGCGCTGCAGAGAGCCGTGCAGGCGGTACGACGGCAGTTCGGCCGGCGTGACCCAGCGGTAGGCCAGATGTTCTTCTGATAATGTAACGTTATCGGACGTGGTCATGGCCGTAAAGATGACACCATTCAGGAATTGGCCGTCTTTCTTCTGGTAACTCCAGATACCTGCCGGAGCCTCTAAGGTGATGGAAAGGCCCGTTTCTTCGCTGACTTCCCGGCGCAGGCCGGCTTCAAAATCTTCTGTAAAGCGCAGGCCGCCGCCAGGGAATTCCCAATGATGCAGCCCTTCGGCATCGTTCTTCTGCAACAGCAGCAGCTTCCCTTCATGAAAAATCATCGCTTTGACACTCAACCCCATCAATACATTTGCTTCTTGCGCCATAACCCCAATCTCCCATCTATACAAATTCATTGCAATAAATATAGTGAACGTACTCCCGCCTATAGAGGCGGGAGCTTCCTGCTTCAACGAGAACAGCGCCACGGACTCCAAAGAGTTGCGGCGGCTTACACTCTCTCCACAGGCGTAGATTCCCGTGCGCCCCACGGTATGTTATGGATTACGTCAGGCAGATATCCGCCTGGCTTCTTCTCGAATATTTATGGCAGCGTTCTTATCGCGGTTATGGTGACTGCCACATTTAGGGCAATCCCATTCCCTTACAGACAAGTCCTTGGTTTCGTGGTTCTGATATCCGCAAACATGGCACAGCTGGCTGCTTGGATACCACTTGTCTATCTTGATAAGCTGTTTGCCTTGCCAAGCCAGCTTATATTCCAGCATGTTCGTGAACATATTCCAGCCATTATCAGCTACGGATTTGCCAAAGCTGAACTTGCCACCCTTTTTCCTCTTGGCCATCGCTTTGACACTAATATCCTCAATGCCAATGGCATCATAGCGGTCTGCAAGGTAGCGGGCCTTCTTATGCAGGAAATCCCGCCGTTGATTGGACACTTTCTCATGGAGAATAGCTACGCGAAGCCTTTGTTTTTCTCTGTTGTGACTTCCTTTCTGCTTTTGGGATAGCTTCCGCTGTGCCTTAGCCAGTCTCTTCTCTGCCTTTCGCAGGAAATCGGGATACTTAGCATCCTCCTCATCGGAAGCCACATACAAGCCGTGCATCGCAAAATCCAAGCCAAGGAAGGTCTTCGGTATGACTGGGAGTATTTGGTTTTCATACTCCACCAGCATACTGATATAGTACTTTCCTGATGGCGTCTGGCTGATGGTTACGGTCTTTATGATACTGTTCTCCGGCAAGGGACGATGCTGGCATAGAAAAACCTGCAATTCATCTCACCGCCTAAAGAGGCGGGAGACTTCTTGCAGAATCAGGTTAAAATAATTATTTAGCAGCTCTTATCTTGCAGGACAGGATAAGAGCTTTTTTATCGGATGCAATTGCATCCTTGATTTTTTGTATATCTATGGCCATTTCTTCACCTTCTACAGAATACGGCAAGCGCCAGGAACATTTTTTTCTTTTTCATAATGATTCATCCTATATATATAAATTTATTTTTTAAAATCTACAACGATTAGATTGCCTCGTCGCTCTTAACTTTGGTACAAAATTGTTCTTGAGTAGTCAACGCTTCTATGGAACCTTGTGCGACTGTTTTTCCGGTATTATTCAATTTTCGATAATTTGATAACAATTTAAGCTCGTCATCAGTTAAAGCGGGTTCTTTTGCGGATTTATTATATGCATCATTACTTTTATTCCAACCTAAAAGATATGCTGGAGACGTGTTTAACGCCTGAGCTAATGGTTCGAGAATCGTTATAGGCAAGTCTTTTATATCATCATTTTCGTAACGATATACTGTGGCTCGATTTTTATGTAACTTTTCTGCTAGTTCATCAACGGATAAGCCAGCTGCTAATCTACATTGTTTTATTCTATTGCCAATTGTTGACATATATTCCACACCACCTCATTTATTTTTTATTATAGTCTTTTGGATTTTCGGCTACCAAAGCGACAGATTGGCAGCCGTCATCTTTTTTTATTAAGAATTCGAGGTAACTTTTAATTGCAGCTTTTTTTTGTTGTGGCAAACGGCGATACATGAGAATAACATGAATTTCATCGTCGGTGAAAGAATTAACAGCTGTGGAGGAACGATTGTTTGCTGATAACATATCTCTTGTGTCTTTATAAGGTGACTTACCTATTAGCCACATTGGGTTCACATCGAGAGAACGAGCAATAGCTTCAATAACGGGAATTTTTATTTTTGAAATCTCGCCCTTTTCATATCGCGATATAGTAGAGGCGGCTACACCGACTCGAATAGCTAACTCTTTACCAGTTATGTTTTTATCGTTGCGAGCCTGAGCAATTCTTAACCCAATTTGTTTATTATCCATGGTATCCATATAAATTACCTCGCTCTTTTTGATTTCATTATACCACATTGATTTGCATAGAGCAAATAAAAGCTAACATTAAACAAAATAAATTTGCGTAGCGCTATTGACAACTAACGAGATATAGATTAACATAAAGTTAGAAATTGCACAGCGCAATTAAAGGAGGTGGAATTAAATGATTAATACAAGAAAAATAAAAGCGAGAATGGTAGAACTTGGATTAACACAAAGAGACTTAGCCAAGCCGGAAATATTGAATTGTAGCTATCCTACAGTAAGTCAGAAATTAAATGGTCGTCGCCCGCTAACACTACAAGAAGCAGAGGCACTAGGGAAAGCGCTAAAACTTACAGACACAGAATACTATTATTATTTTTTTGACTATAAAATTGCATAGCGCAATTAACAAAGGGAGGTGCATAGCATGGGGCAGGGAAAAGAAAAAGAGCCATGCGGGAACATGGCTCTAATTGTTACAAAAAACGACTTTTATTACACAGTCATACGGTGCATAGGAATATTCATGACTTATCAATACTCGTCATTGACGCTATCTGATGAGGCATTTTGGCTTGCTTGGCTCGTCATTGCTTTTTTAGTGCTTTCCATAACTTGGGACTGTATAAAATCCATGTGAGCTTGGACAGCATCTTCATGAGCTTGAATGGCATCATTGTGAGCTTGGATGGCGTCTTCATGTGATATAGACTCCATTTCATAGGTGGCCAAGGTAAAAATCACATTAATTATCAGTATAATTAGTCGAATAATCTTATCACGGCTCAATGATTTTTCTTTAAGTGTGGGGAACAATTCATCAATCTGTTTTTCTTGTTCTTCTGTAACTTCTGGAACGTCGGTATGTGATATTTCAACCGTATCCAACTGTTGTAAAACTGATTCGGCCAAGTTCGTACGCACATCCAATGGAATTTGGGAGATTGCATTGAAAGCGTTTGGCCAGGGTAAATTACAAACAGGATTTAGTTTTGTAATAACGTTCATAGAATCTTGCATGGCCCTAATAACCGGCGGATCAACAATTTGAGAGATTTTTTCCATAGATTTCATCATCTGCTGGATTGCAGGTGGTGGAAGAGTAAGGGAATACAATTTCTGCATTTGTTGTTGGATTTTGGCGGCTTGCCAGGCAATGTCTGACATCGAACTTAAATCTGTTATTTTCGCCATAATAGTTACCTCCTTTCAGAACCATTATAGCATGAAGGAGTGTTGAAATAAGGAGATGATGTCGTGGATCAGAGGAAAGACAAAGAAAAAGAGCCATGCGTGGGCACGGCTCTAAAGCCCATTAATCCATTTGATAGAAATAAATTCCATGAAAATAGGAATCAAGATAGAGTTGTTATTTTTGAAAACAATCCAATAGGAAATAGCAAGTTTCCAATAGTCGTAAAAGATTGGGTGGTTTACATTCGCATTACTAAGAATACTACTTGGTATTTTGGAATACCACCTATTGTTTTAACCATTGGTTCACGGTGGATAAGCGATAATAAATGTTCCATTGAGGATAGTTACATGGACGGCATTGATGCGGTCATGATGGTAGTATTTATGTTCATTATGATTTTAGCTGCATTAGCTATATTTGCGAGTCTTTATTGTGGTCATTAGGTAATTGTTTGGCCAGTTGTTCTTCGTATCCTGCGAGCGAGAAAAATTGCTCATAAACACGATACTTTTTACGATTAGTGTTTGAGTACTTGCTCCTATGGAATAGAGATGTGTCTGTGGATTTGAAGCTAATCATAATTCCATCTTCTAAATTTACATGAGGATTAAAAATGATCAGTAAATGCAGAATCGTGCAGGTGCCAACTGGTAAAGGACCATGGACCCCATCAGGAAGTTTAAAAAAGTATGTGTTTAATACATTTTCTCCAAAAGGGCAGACCAGAACTGTTGGATCGTCACGTAAATAAGGAACAGAAACTTGCGTGGCCACCATATGGCTTTCATTGGTACGGGGATTGAAGGCTCTCAAATCTAAATAGAAGGAGGTGAGGACATGGACCAGGGAAACAAAAAAGAGTCCATAACGATAGAAGGACTCTTTGAAGAAGTAAATGAATTGAAAATATTGATTACGTACGTTATTGGATGCCAAGCGGCCATAGAATCGATATTACAAGCCAATGGAATAACATCGCATAAAAAGATCAATGCACTGGCTATCGGTTCGCTAAAAAAACAGCAGGAACTTATGCAACAGGCTTTGTGCAAGTTAAAAGAAATTTCTGCCCCTAAGATGTAGGTTTAAAGAAACCAGAATCCATAATAACTAAACCTTTCACGTATTAATTTATCAGTATCCATAAAAACCATCTCCTTTGCCTTCATTATAGCATGAAGCAATAGGAGTGAACGAGATACAGAAAGGAGATAAACATGAAGCCAGATAAGGGAAAAGAGCCATGCGGGGGCACGGCTCAGGGATTCATATATCAAAAAACCTATCGGATTGGAAAGAATAACAAATATAAAGAAATGTTTGAACTGGCGACACAAAAGCCTATACGGAAGCGGAGGAAATATCCCGTATCCGGGAAAGATAATCGTGGAGTTTATCACGCAACGCGGTGATTTCCGCTCTGCTGTTTGGAAGTAAATCATCATCATAATCTTCCAGTAACCAATTACAGGAGTACAAAGCTCCGCACAGTTCCTTGATGGTCAATGGAAATTCAGCAACGCCGTCTGGTACATCATCTGTTAAATCATAGTTTTTTAATTTTTCATACCCTGAATGAGTGGCCGATGCAATCCTGGCAGGAATATCGCAACCAATTTCGTAAGCATCTTCAACAAGACATTCCATTACATTAAACATTACACGACATTCAGGATTGGTAAATTGTATTGTTACTGATCGACGATTTCTTTTGAGCTTATTTTTTCTTGACATATGCTAGCTCCTTTCGCAAATTATATTGAATTTTAAACATATTATAACACGAGAGTGGATGAAATTTTAAATCAAAGGAAGGTGAGAAGCATGAAGCACTACAACGAATACGTAGACAACTGTGGCCGGCATTATAAGGCTATACCAATGTTCAGCGGTGACCCATATACACTTTGCTACTATCGGGAAAAAACAGGCGGCTGGCACCGGATGAAACAACTGATGGTGAGAACGACATTGGCCGAAGCTCGAAAGGATCTTGACGAATATGCAGCCAAAAAAGGCTGGACGGGCATTGCCTAAAAGAGGAGGGAGCCAATATGGAAAACCCATGGAGAGTAGCCACAAATTACGCTTGTGGAGAAAAACAACTGTTTGAATGATTTGGCGAAATGCAGAGCTTGTAAAAGGGAGGCGAAGAACATGACGAACGTAATCTACAAGACAGATAAAGAATACAATCCGTGGCGGGTGGCCACGGTCGTTTGGGCTGTAGGAGAAAAGAACTATCAAGTATACAAATTCATCCATCCCGGCGAAACAGACCACGCTGGCAACCGGAAGTTTATCGGCGGCGTCTTCAAGACAAAAGAAGAAGCCCAGGCGTTGGCAGATAAACTGAATGCGATTGATGCGGAAAGGGGATGATGTCGTGGCAAGCTATGTGGAAGCGCAATACATACAGGCATTGGAAAAAGAAAACGCCGAACTCAAGCGGCAACTTGAGAAACGGCGCGGCCTTTTTGAAATAACTTGCAATCTTACCCAACAAAAGCATCGTTTTTATATTTGCGAAGAAGATTGTCCGGAACCGGATAGCAATCCATTAAAGAAGTCCTTTATGGAATGCGGATATTATCTAGCCCGTAAAGTATTGTAGAAGGAATTGAGCTAGAGGACCAGAAAGCCAGGAATTTTCTTGAAGCTCTTTTTTGAAACGAGAAAGAAACCCTTTGGGAATCTGATCTTGGCTATTGGCGGTGATGTTGTAGGGAGGTAAGGCGGATGAATGAAGACAAAGAAAAAGAGCCATGCGTGGGCACGGCTCAGGAAGAATTTATGCGGAAGTTCAGCAATTATGAGAATCTTAGTCCAGAGGAGAAAAAGGATGTCGAAAAGCAGTTTAGGCTATTGATGTTCAAGTCATTCCACGAAGAGGTCTGCCCGCTCCAATATGCATTATGGATTTGCTTTTTGGGACTGTTCATAGATGCGGGATACAAGGCAATGACTGGCGGGGATTGGATAACACCATTAGCTTGTTTTGGCGGGTTGCTTATTTGGGGGTTCGTATTATTTTTTATCGCCAGTGTTACTCCTGATTAAGTATTTGTTGGCAATAACCTTGATTAAAGGAGGCAATGCAAAAAATAAAATAAAGCTTGATTCAGGGGAAAGAAAAGGAGTCATGCAAGGGCATGGATCCACAGGAAGAATCGAATGATTGGGAAAGAAGGTGTCGTTGTGGCCATAGATAAGACAAAGTATTGGAGCTTCGCGATTGATGATGAAGAGTTTTATACTCCGGCATTGTATATGAGAAAGGAGGATGCTATTAATGCCGGGATGGAAGATGCAAGAGATGTAGATGGCAAAACGCTGTTTGTAGGACGGGTGAATGTGTATAAACCGGATGTAGCGGGGCATGTGAATGATTTGATTGAAATTTTACAAGATGATGCTTTTTGTGATGCTGGCGAATTTGCGGAGGGATATCTGGATGATGTTTCTCATGCTGATGCTCAGGAGTTGGGTGATATGCTGCAAGATGCTTTCAACAAATGGCTGCATAAGCACCCCGGATATAAGCCTTATTTCTTCACGATTACTGATTCAGAGGCATATCAGGTATGCGATGAGGAGGCATAGCCGTGTTTACATTAGCTGATTATATCAAAGAATTCGGTGTGCCAAAGCGGATTACTGTGCATCGGCCAAGATGTAGAGATGGCGTATATGCAGTGAGATGGACAAGAGGCATGCTGCGATATTTCTCTAGGCATAGCTGGAATGGAAAAACGGTGCAATTACAAGATGGCAGAATTTTGAAACGAGGTGATTCATTATGCATACATTAGAAATTCCTCCCTGGGTCAATAGTAATCATGAGAATTACCGTAATGATTTAAAGCGGATACAAGAAATTGATGCGGCTATTAAGGCCCAATATGCATTGGATTATGGTGAACCGCTTACGGCCAGAGAGATTTTTGAAACCGCGATAGGCGGTGCGGTAATTTTTTTGATGTTTGGACTTCTAATTATTTTTTTAACATAGCAGCTATGGCAAATAAAAAGGCTCTGTGCGGGAACACAGAGCCTGGCTGCTAGGAAATTGACAGCAAAACCATAAAGTTACTTTATTTTAACACAGTTTTGTAAGGTGCGGAAGCATGAAATTTTGAATAGAAATCAATTAAGAAAATAAGGAGGAATCATTATGTACATCAGCACTTTAGCAAGAGCCATTGTCAAATTTTATCAAGATCCAGAAAATGTCCGTAAATTTCATGAATGGCAGGCGGAACAACGTGCCCAAAAAGCGAAACAAGACCGGGCAAAATCAACGGAAGAACCGGTAGATTCAGCAAAATGTGTGGAAGTATAAAGAAATCGCAAATACTTGCGGAGGCGATGGAAAGGAGCAGGTATGTCGGTCATTCATAAGATTCTTAATTTTCTAGATTCGTGCCGGGAATTTATTGGCGTATTCTTTGCGGCACAGATCATTTTTATCCTGGTGCTGACGAAAAGTATTATTCAATGTATCCGGCCAGAAAAGCCGAGGAAGCAGGTTATTATTGGCAGGCAGAAAGGGGATAGAGCAAATGATTCAGACACAGAAGAGCAATCTGCCGACTCTACCGAAACAGTTCAAGGAAGTACGGCAGCAACAAAAGAAAAGGATTAAGCATCTCAAATTTAGAATTTTCGTTTTTATTGTACTTACATTGGCTTTTTGGTATGGAGTGTTGTCCGGTGGTTTGTATCTGATCAAATGGATTTTATTTAATTAAGGAGTAACGACGATGAAGAAAATCACTAAGGAAGCTTTAAAGGCAATGCTCAGTAAAAAAAGCGGCTGGAATATGTTGAACGACGGGGTAAAAAATCTTCTCCTGGATGTCGTATTAAAGCATGTGACGACTGGAAAATGGGAAAATGGGAATCCGAAAGACGTCTTCCGGGCTGATGGCTGCTACTGTGTGCGCTATCAAAATGGTATGTGGTGGCATTACGACCTGGTCAACAAGACGTGGTTTTAGAAAGGGGTAAAAATGGAAAAGCAATGCCTGTTATGCGGCAGAAATTTTAGGCAATCCGATAGGGCACGGCGACAAGAACGATGCCCTTCCTGCCGACAACGGATTTTGGATGAACGGGATGCCTACGAAGCGGAATGGGAACAGGGCGGCAGCCCAAGCCCGGATTTCTGTGTCGTATGTGGGAAACAGATTGATGTGCCAAGAGCCCGGAAGTACACCTGCAGCCCAGATTGCAAGCGGAAGATGCGGAATATCATTGAAGCGCGCACTAAAGGACAGAAGCGGGCGGATAAGCAGAAAAGACGAGCAGCTTTGAAAACGATAGAAAAAGCCAAGCCCCTTCATCCAGACGTAAAGAAAAAGACGAGTCATCTTACAGAATGCATTGCAGCGGCAAGAAAGGCCGGCATGACGTATGGTCAATACATGGGAACTAAGTACAGCCGCTCGACTTAGCCCAAAGGCATATATGAGTCAGGTCATGTACTTCGTCATCTTACATATACGAAACGGACAATCCGTAGAACGGATATATGATGACATGGGCCCGTGGGTAGAAGCCCGGCAAAAAGCGCGCGTTGCTATGGAAAAGCTTTTGCCAGGCGAAAGCCTACGGATATTCGGGAATGGATGTTTTATAGAGGAGTGGAAGAAATGAAGACAATTGCGATATACAACTTGAAAGGCGGTGTAGGGAAAACCGTGACAGCCGCCAACATTGGGCATCTTTATGCCACACGGCGGACACATCGCATGAAAGGAACACCGCGTAACAGCCATCGGCGGACCTTGCTGATAGACTGTGATCCCCAGGGGAATTTATCCTTATATTTCAAACGGTATACTCCGGAAGGTCCATGCTGGTTGAGCGACCGGAAGATTTACGGGACAGACTGGCCATTTTTGGACATTGCACCGGGCAACATGGATCTGTATGATTGCGAACGCCGGTTGTATGACCAAAAAGACACGAAAGCATTTAGCCCAAAAGATGATGCGGACCGGGACTTGTGCCTGATCGATTGCCCGCCGGCACTGAATATGCTTACCATCAACGCCTTAGGCGTGGCTGATTACCTCATCATTCCGGTCCGACTCGACGCATTTTCTTCGCAGGGGCTGGACGAATTAGATCGCCAGCTAAAGGATGCCAGGGCTATCAATCCTAAGCTAAAACTTTTAGGCGTCTTGATTACGCATGATGAAGTGACGAAGTACAGCGGACAGGTGGAAGCGGCACTGCGGCAGAATTTTCCTGTATTCAAAACGAAGATTAGCCGGTCGCGGTGGATCATTGACAGTACGCTCATGCAGAAGCCCTTAGCCGAACTTGGGATGAATTTAAAGCCGGCCTGGCAGTATCGCCGCCTGGTCAATGAAATACTCGAGGAGATGAAACAATGAGTATCTTATCAGATATGGGACTGGTCCCTAAAGAAAAACAGCGGAAGATAGAATATCTGGATGTCGACTTACTCGATGAAAACCCGGACAACTTCTACGACACATCGAATGTTGAAACCTTGAAAGCAGCCATTGTAGCCGCCGGTGGGGTGCGGCAAAATCTCATCGTGCAGCCGACATCTAATGGACGATATCAGATTATTTCCGGTCATCGCCGGTGCAAGGCCATGAAGGAATTAATAAAGGAGCATGTTGTTGGCATTGAAAACAAAGTACCCTGTGAAATCGAAACCGATGATATGAACGCACAGCTCTTGCTTATTACGACAAATAGTTCGACCCGCAAGCTCAATGCCTGGGAGCGGGTCGAACAATACCGCCGCCTGGAATCGCTGGCCAAGTATTATCAGAAGACGGGAAAATTATCGGGACGGCGCCGGGACGCCATTGCTGACATGATGAACGATAATCATACCAACGTGGCCAGATACCAGGCAATAGCGAACAACCTGTTGCCGTCGTTAAATGAATGGCTGAAAGACGGCAGGTTAGGCATTTCCGCGGCATATGAAGTGTGCAAAGAACCGATAGAAGCGCAGCAGCAGTTTGAAAAAGAAGTAACGCCTACAGAGGCTGAAAAAACAGGCTCCATTTCTTTGACGCGCATTTCCACATTTTTTGCACTGTGGCATTGGAATCAGGATGCTAAGGCCTGCGCAAGTGCTTCTGGGCAGCCAGAATCGCCGCCACTGAAAGAAAAGCCAGCAGAAGATAAACCCGCAGCCGTAAAATCAGCGGAATTGGAACAGCCGATAGTAGAACCTGCGCGGGCGGAACCGGTCGCCGTTCAGCATGGCGGCCAAATCGGGAAAACGCCGGGCCCGTCGTTAGAAGACGACATCCGGCGGGCCATCAAGCGGCACTGTAAAGACCTAAGTGCAGACGATATAGAAAATTTGATTCACATGATCATAGAAAAAATAGATATATGGAGGGATGAAAATGAAGGATGACGTACTAAGAGCCTGGACGTGGCGAATCCTCTTAGCAGCAAGTGTTGTGTTCTGGGGCGGATTCATTGTTATTATGACGAGTATTATTTAAATATATTAACGGGAAGTGTCCGAAAGGGCATTTCCTTTTCCTATATATATGTATATAAAGGCGAAACGCCTTTATGGGCTTGTAGTAGGCGTTATGTTTAATGCCAAATAAAAGAAGGTGACAGAAATGGGCTTTGTGAGAAACATAAAATATTTTTGTGGAAAGGAATATTTTGAGACCGACCTCTTTGAAATGCCGGACATGAGCGCTCGGGGAAAAAGACTTCGAGAAAGGAAGATAAACTTATCATCGCCGGATCAAGTACGCCGGAACAAAAACAAAGCCCTTCGGACATTCAGACAAAAAGTAAGAACGAACTTTACCCGGAATGACATCTACCTCACGTTGACATACTCATTGGAAAATCGGCCGGATTGCGTGAAAAGCGCGAAAAACGATTTCAAGAATTTCATCCGCCGTCTGAACCGTCGACGTAAAAAGGCTGGCCTGGAAGCGGTGAAATATATGGGAACGCTGGAACGAAAAGGCGAGAACTATCACTTTCACCTGGTTATTAGCGGAGATATGGACCGAGATGAGTTAGAACGTATTTGGGGTAAAGGGCTGAGCAATGCGAGCCGTCTTCGCATTGATGATGAAGAACTCATGCAGAAGTTATGTCAGTACATCCTCAAGGAATCCAGAAATAAAGAGCGATACGAAAATTCGTATATTTGTTCGCGGAATTTAGAGAACCCGAAAGTCACTAAAAATGACTGGGCCTTCAGCCATCGCAAGCTGGAAGAGTTGGCAGGGCTTACGGATTGCCGCGAAGTATGGGAAGCTACGTATCCGGGATATGAATTTATCGAAGCCACCAGTACGTTCAATTCGATGACAGGGTGGCATATTACAGTGAAAATGACGAAAAGGAGGGAGAAGCACGTATATCAAAAAAAACAAGCGCGTCCGTCTTCACGGAGCCGCGTTGAGAAAATTGAATAATGCCGTACACGAGCGGGATGAATGGAAATGCGTAAATTGTGGACAATATGTGGACAATTCGGAAAAAATACATCATGAGCCGTGTGGTGTTTATAAATCCGATGAGATTACAAAGGCTGTCACATTATGCCGGTGTTGCCATTATATACGGCATCATACTGGTGATGCGGCTAAAGTACGGGAGAAATGCGTGAACTATTTGCGCGCCCTTTATGGTGATTTAGGTGCTAAGAAAGAGTGAGGAGGTAAAGCGGATGAACCATGAACATTACCAGGATCCGACGGCAGAGCAGGCTATTAACAGAATCGAACGGAAGCGGCAGGAGAAGAGGCGGAATCGAAGATATCGGGTTCGCCGGATGCTGCTGAAACGGGCGCTGGAAGAAATCGCGACTATCTGTGGATTCAAAGTACACATTACATTCGTTGAAAAACAAGGAAAGTAGGTGAAGCTATGCTCATCCATAAAATCCATGTGACAAGTAAAGTTGTCCGAATCGGATACATCGAAAATATTGAAACGAATCCCAGAGCATATACGTTGAAAAGCGCAGAGCTGGCCAGGCCGGAACTGTATGACGTCATGATTAATATTTTTGAGACACTGGCCGGTGGAAACCAATGCTTTATTGCAGCAGGATGCCAGGGGATAGTAGAAGATATCACTATCAAATACAACAGGGATAACAGTGTGGCATGTTATATTTTGACGGGAACCATGAAAGGGCAAGATGAAGTACATGCGAAATTCCAAACGGAAAAGATTTACACGGAATATCGGCAGGCGTTGAATGATGCGGTATACACGGCAATCAAGGAAGCTGAACTATTTATCCGCGGCAAGCGGGCACAGATGACACTGGAAATCGAAGCAGCAACGCCGGAACCGGAATAAAAGGAAGGGATAGCATGACCAGCAAGGAATACCTGCATAAGGTTTGGATGGCTCCTATCAGGCTGAAGGAATTAGAGCGGGAAGAGCAGGACATCAAAGAAGATATTTTGCATCTGTCGGCTACTGATTACAGCGTACCGAGAGTTTCCGGCGGAGGATGTGGTAGGGACACGTCAGATAAAATTGTTCGTTACATGGATGCCAGAGATAAAGTAACGACAGAGTGGGATTACTGGATTAATCTTCGAATTCAGTGCCGGGAAATTATTATGGGAATTTCGTGCGGAGAAAATACCGAGATATTTCAAACCGTGTTGAAGTATCGTTATCTGGGGCATATGCAGTGGGAAGAAATTGCAGTACGTATGGGGTACTCCTACCGGAGAGTTACTCAGATTCATGGTAAGGCATTGCTTGCTTTCGAAAAATCTTTTGAAAGATTTCCTATAATTTCCCATGGGTAGTGTGATATAGTGTATGTGTGGACCGGAAGGAGAAACAATCACTCTCATGTAAAGCAACGCAACCGAATATGAAAAGCACCGTCTCAATTACGAGGCGGTGCTTTTTATATACAGGAGCGGAACGATTATGCAATGGCAATTGCAGGAGAGCGTGCATAGCTGGCTGGCGTTCTGCCTAATGCAGGCGCATGCGTGCCACCTGCGGAGTGAGTGGGCAGGGCAGCCTGGGCAGAGGAACAGGAATCGGTAAAAAAAGAGGACCCAATCAGCAGGCAAGCCCCCGGCGTCCAAGGTACTGTGAGCAGGGCAGACAGATACGGGTCTGCGAGTCCCGGCGGTTCTGTCCGTCAAAATCAAAAAAACAGATTGACAAACTGACGAATCGACCCTTTAGGAGGGAAGGAGGAATGGCGGTTAATGCAAAAAACGCATATAAAGAAAAATTTTCTGATGAAAAGTTTATTTTTTCCACGGCAGACACCTGCGATTTCTTTGGAATTTCAAGGGAGACTTTGTCAAGTTGGTACAAAAAAGGTGCACCCAAGGCTGCCCGCGGGAAATGGGATTTAAAGGCCTTGCTCAACTGGCGGTATAAAAGCGAAAACAAAGAATCTCCGCAACTTCGGAAATTGAGAGCTGAAGCGGATTTAAAGGAAGCTAAGGCCAAACAGGAACAAATCAAATTAGGGGTTACTAAGGATGAGTTTTTACCCGTTTATGAAGTCCGGGAAGATTTGACGTTATTGATGACTAATCTGAAGAAAAGTTTGCTTGCAATCGGCCACAATGTAGCTATAGAGCTGAATTCGCTGGATGCGGATGCGGCGGAAGTGGCAAAAACGGAAGTTGACAAGCGGGTACATGAAGCCCTGGAAGAATTAAGCAAGGGAGGTACATATCATCGCAAGCGGAAGAAAAAAGCCACCCTATAAGCGGTACATCCTTGATGCACTGAAGGTATTGAAACCACCGGAAAAAATGAGCGTGTCTCAATGGGCGGACCGGTATCGGATCTTATCGGCCAAAGACAGCGCGGCGCCTGGCCGATGGCATACGTCGCGGACGCCATACTTGCAGGCTATCATGGATTCATTCACTAAACCGGGCATCCACGACATTACGTTTGTCGCCGGGACCCAGCTGGGGAAAACGGCAGCGGAACAGAATATGATGGGCTATGCTATCGACCAGGCCCCAGGACCTATGCTGATTGTATACCCGACAGATAAGCTGGCTGAATTTACGAGCCAGAATAGGATTAAGCCCATGATTGCATTGTCCAAGCCATTGGCTGCGAAGTTCGATGCCGAACACAGCCAAAAATTGGAATTGCAGTTCCAGAGCATGTACATTGCCCTGGTAGGAGCCAATAGTCCAAGCGGACTGGCTTCCAGACCGGTACAGTACGTGTTTTTCGATGAAATTGACAAGTTCCCGAAATGGTCCGGCCAGGAAGCCGGCCCTTTGGAGCTGGCAGAAGAACGAACCAAGACGTTCTACAATAAGAAAATCGTCAAAGTATCATCACCGACACTTAAAACCGGGAATATCTGGAAGGGATGGGAGCAGGCCGATGCCCGCTATGAGTATTACGTACCCTGTCCACATTGCGGTACGTATCAAGTGTTTACCATGAAGCAGTTGAAGTGGCCAGAAGGATCTACTGCATATGATGCCAGGGATGCGGCAGAGTATCACTGCATTTCTTGCGACAATGTCATTGATGACCGGCAGAAAATGGACATGCTCCGGCATGGCAAGTGGCGGGCCATCAACAAGCCACCTAAACGGGTGCGATCCGTGGCATATCACTTGAGTTCCTTCTACAGCCCGTGGCTTACCTTTGGAGATATGGCTTATAAATTCCTAAGCTCCAAAGACGAGCCAGAACGACTGATGAACTTTATCAATTCATGGCTGGCAGAACCATGGGAAAACAAAGCCAATCGGATGCAATCTGACATCGTATTGAGCAAGAAGCTAAATTATTTACGAGGGACGATGCCGGCAGATGCCCAGTTATTGACATGCGGTGTTGACGTGCAGCTGGACCATTTTTGGTTCTCTGTTCGCGCCTGGGGGCCACACCTGACAAGCTGGCTGGTCGATTATGGCCGCGTCGAGACCTGGGGAGATGTAGAAACCGTCATCAACCGGGATTACGCCGACACGAATGGGGAAGTACGCAATATCAATCTGGCCTGCATTGATTCAGGGTACAACACCGACGAGGTTTATTCGTTTTGCGCGCAGCATATGGATGTAGCCATCCCGACGAAAGGGGCATCTACTCCGCTGCGAGCCAGATACAGTGTCACCGTCTTGGATAAGACCGTTGGTTTCGGACTGCGGCTTTATAATTTCGACACGAACCAGATGAAAGACTTCATCGCGGGCCGTCTGGGCGTAGATGCCGGAGCAGCTGGAAGCTGGAACGTATGTAAGGACGTTGAGCCTTACTACGCAGATCAGATTTGCGCGGAACAAAAAGTTGAGTACAAAGACAAAAAAGGGCGGATAACGTTGAGATGGGAACCCATATCCAGCCATGCACAAAACCATTTACTGGATACGGAGACCAACAATGCCCTGGCAGCAGAAATACTTGGGGTCCGATATTTGATGGAGCCTGACACAGAAGAAATGAGTGAGACAGAAGAAAATGACTGGTTAGGAGATGCCGGAAAAGATTGGTTTTAGCGAAAGGAGGTGAATGGTATTGGAAACATTGGAAGTACAGCTGGAACGTGTACAACAGGCCATCGCAGCCATTGAATTAGGTGCCCAGGAATACGAAATCAACAACCGCCGCGTTACCAAGGCCGACCTTGCAACCTTGTACAGCCGTGAGGCAGCGTTGAAAGCGGCTATTGCCGAACGTGACGGCTCCAACCTGTTTTTTGCCAATACCGGCAGAATATGAACAGGAAAAAGAACAGCATGAACTTTTTAGAGCGGGTCATCAGCGTGTTTTCCCCAAAGTGGGCCTGCGAACGGGCGGCGTACCGGGATGTATTGTCATATCGCTACGAAGCGGGAGAAATTAACCGGTTCAATGATGATTGGACGCCGGTCAATGCGGACACAGAAAACACGGACCGCACGCAGCGTGACCTGATTAAAGCACGGGCACGGTACTTGGAGAATAACAGCGATATTGCCAATGCTGCCATTGGCGCGTTGGTGCGCAATGTTGTAGGAATCGGCATTAAACCGCAGGCCAGGACGGCAGATGAAAAGCTCAACAAGATGATTGAAGCGCTGTGGGAATTGTGGTGTCGGCCAGAAAATTGTGATATTACAGGCCAGCAAACATTTTATGAAATGCAAGCGATGCTGCTGCGCAGGAAAATAGTCGACGGAGAGATTTTTTTAAAGAAAGTCACTGACAAAAACGCCGCCATTCCCTTCAAGCTGCAGCTTGTGAAATCGGATTTGCTGGATAATTACTTGCTGTATGCGCCAAAATCCAACCGGGTAATACGCAGTGGCATTGAATTGAATGAGTATTTGAAGCCGGTAGCGTATTGGATTAAGAAGAAAAGCCCGGATGGATATATTGAGTACGACCCGGACAGGGTGCCGGCTGACCAGATTATCCATCTTTGGAACAAGGTACAGCCTGACCAGATTCGCGGCATGTCGGATTTGACGCCTATTATCAAGCGCATTAAAGATACTGCGGATTACCTTGATGCGGAAACGGTTGCGGCAAAGATTGCGGCCTGCTTCAGTGTCTTTATTACAACAGAATTTGGAGCAGGAGCGATTGGCAGACAGCCGGTGAAACGGGATAAAGAAGGAAAACCGTTGAAATCTATTCGGCCAGGGATGGTCAAGTATCTCAATCCTGGTGAAAAAGTGGAAACAGCGAATCCGACACGGTCTATCACTTCGGCCAAGGATTTTATCGCGGTGCAGGAACGTCTGGCCGGGTCCGGGCTTGGCTTGTCGTATGAAATGATGTCCAGGGATTTTCAAAAGGCTTCATTTTCTTCAGCCAGACAAGGGGCATTGGAAGACAGGAAGACGTTTGAGCCGATGCAGATCTTTATGGCTTCCCATTTATGCCAACCGGTCTATGAGGAGTTCCTTGATGCGGCTGTACTGTCTGGCAGACTTATGATTCCCGATTACTGGCAGCGGCGCGAAGAATACCAAAAAGTACAATGGGTTGCTCCAGGCTGGTCCTGGATTGATCCAGAAAAAGAAGTCGATGCCGACATCAAGGCCATCCAAAATGGTGGCAAAACGATGGCGCAATGGTGTGCTGAACGCGGCTATGACTGGCGTGAACAGCTGGAGCAGATGGCGCTTGAAAAGCAGACAGCGGAAAGCCTGGGCTTGACGTTATCCATACACACGCCTGAATCTGTACAAGCTGCAGAAAGCAATCATACGGGCAATAAGGATAAAAACAACAGTAGTGGGAACAACGCCGAGCATGGCGATTCCGAAAATAATGAAGAAGGAGAAGAAGATGAAACGTAAGAAAAATGAAAATCTAATCCGAAGCATGAACGGTCATATTATCCAACGTGCTGAGGAAGGGCAGGGAGACAGCCGTCAAGTACAGCTGTCTTTTTCGTCTGAGGACCCTTACAAACGTTTGTGGTGGACGGAAATTCTCGACCATGCAGATGGGGCCGTTGATTTGAGCAGGCTGGAAGATATTGGCGTCCTGTTGTTTAATCATGACCCTAATAGACCGGTTGGGAAAATTGTTGATGTGGGTATCGACAGCAACGCACATCGCGGCGTAGCTACGGTACAGTTTGATGATGACCAGGATTCCGACACTATCTACCAAAAAGTATTGTCTGGGACACTGAAGGGCGTTTCTGTAGGTTACAGGGTAGCCGTGTGGGAAACGGTCAATGAAGGCGAAACCAGCACGGATGGGCGCTTTACCGGACCTTGCGATATTGCTCGTAAGTGGACGCCTTATGAAATTTCTATTGTGTCTGTTCCCGCGGATGCCACAGTTGGCGTAAACCGCGAATTAGAAGGAGGAGAAAACAGAATGGATGAAACAAACCAGAAAGTAAAAACGAATATGGGCCAGCCGACAGGTGGGCCGGAGAGAAGAAACGATATTCCGGTAACTGCCACGGATCAGACTGATAGAGGAGATTCTTTTACAAGAACGATTCAAGCTGAACGTGACAGAGTTACAGAAATTATGAATTTGTGCCGTAACTTTGATATCAGCCCGGATGAATATATTCAGAAAGGGGCAACCGTAGATTCTGTACGTGCTGCTGTACTGCAGACATTGGCCACAAGACGTGTTCCGGAACAGGTATCTGTTGTTACTGATGAAATGGATAAGTTCCGCGCTGCAGCTACGGACGGCCTGGCATTGCGTGCTGGTGTACGATTGGATAAACCTGCCGACGGAGCAATGGATTTCCGTGGCAAACGGCTGCTCAGACTGGCAGCGGAATGCATTGAACGGGAAAAGAACGTAGATACGCGCGGTATGGATGATGAAATGCTCGTCCGTGAAGCACTGACGCCTTCAAGTGCATTTTCCGGCATTCTGTCCAATGTAGCGAACAAGTCTATGGCTCAGGCGTATCAGGTAGTACCGACTACATTCCAGCTGTGGACCGGGGTAGGCACGAACAGCGACTTCAAAGTAGCGACACGTTACCGCATTTCTGAAGCTGATGAATTGCTGCCGATGACAGAAAACGGCGAATTTAAGGATTCTACATTGACGGAAGGTGCGGCAACAACGGTTGTTGGTACATATGGCCGCAGCTTCAGCATTACCCGTAAAGCCATCATCAATGACGACCTGGGGGCATTGTCCCAGATTCCTGCTAAATATGGTGCGGCTGCCCGTCGTGGTATCAATAAACTGGTCTATAAAATCCTGACCACGAATCCGACAATCGAAAAAGCGAAACTGTTTTCAGAAACTCACGGCAATCTGACTGCGCAGGACATCACTGTTGCCGGCCTGGGTGTTGCTAAAGCGTTGATGGCCCGTCAAAAAAAATATTGGCGGAAAGGAAGCATTGAATGTACAGCCGGCATATTTAATCGTGCCGCCGGAACTTGAAGTAACAGCAGTGCAGCTCATCAGCTCCGTAGTGGATCCGACGAAAAACAACGCGACGCCCAACCCCTTTGCCAATCGCCTGACTGTTGTAGCTGATCCGGAACTTACCAATGAAAAGGAATGGTATTTGACTGCGGCGCCGATGGTATTGCCGGGTATTGAAGTTACTTATCTCAATGGGAAAGATACGCCGACAATGGAAAGCGCTATCCAATTTGATACATTGGGCATCAAATGGAGAATCTACATGGATTTTGGCGTCAATCTGATTGATTTCCGCGGCCTGTTGAAGTCTACGGGCGCTGCTAAAGGATAAGGAGTGAAGATAAATGGCAACAGCAACATATGTACAAAAAGGGTACCAGATTGATTACACACCGGCAGAAGGAGTGGCCTGGGGACAGGTCATTCCGTTTGCTGACTGCATCGGCGTAGCTGCCGAAACAATTATAGCCGGAGAAACAGGAGCAGTTAGCCTTGTTGGCGTTTATGAACTGCCAGCGGCATCTGGTGTGGAAATTAAAACCGGGGAGAAAGTATATTGGAACAAAACGAACAGCAACATTGACAAAACGGCTGAAGGTGGTGTCCCGGCAGGTCTCTGCGTAATGGATAAAGCAGCTTCGGGAACGGTAGCTGTCGTAAAAATTGGCTAATGAGCGGCTTTAAGGACATGGTGGCCGCTGATATAGACAACGTCTTTCTCAATGAAGATGAGTTTGCCGAGACGCACACGCTGGAGGGGAATACCTGTGTTTGCGTTATCACGAATGACAGGACCAAGCGTGTAACGCGTTCGGCAAGGAATTTTAGCGGCTTGCACGGCGATTTCCTGTGTGTTGTCGTGAAAACGTCCTCTTTGCAGCGGGAGCCGAAGCAAGGCGAAAATTTTCGGGTAGACAGCAAACTGTATAAGGTGGCGTCCTGTACAGAAGATATGGGCGTATATACGATACAGCTGGCCGCATACAGAATGGGAGTGCCTTAAATGATTGAAATCAGAGCGGATGAAGCATTGGCCAGGGCGGAACATTTACTGGAGCGAATACCTGGCGCTACAGAGATTGTAGTGCGTAAAGCTATACGTGATTCAATCCGTGGCATTAAAGGCGATGCGATTAAGAAAGTGCAGGAGCGGTATACTATCGACCAACCGCATATAAGTTCAGCATTAAAAGTACAGAATAGGGACATGGGGGCGGCTCTTGTAGCGCGGGGCCGCGTCAATGACCTTTCGTATTTCAAAACGAATCCATCATGGCCACCGGCACATAGACCGCCGACGGGACAATATACGTATGCTGAAGTGGTAAGAGGCCAGGGTGGTACTATTGCCCATGCATTTTTGGCCAAGATGCGTTCTGGCCACGTTGGCGTATTCCGAAGAACCAGTAATGCCAGCTTGCCGATAAACAAGTTGTCCGGCCCGTCAACGCCTCAGATGCTGGAACATCCAAGTATAGCTGATTTTATAAAGAAACGGCTTCAGGAGCGCACTGAGCAAATGATTACTAAGAATCTGGAAAAAGAAATTGGTAAGTATTTGGGAGGCTAAATGATACCTGTATTACTTGTTGAAGAATTGGCTGAATACATTGAACAGACCATAACTAGCAGTAAATATGCTGCGGAATTACAGGATGAAAAGAAAGTAACGGTATATCGTCAGCATATCTCTGATGAAGACTTTGCCAATGATACGTACTATCCGCTTATTATTGTGAGCCTGCAGCATGTAGATGATGGAGAGTCCAGGGAAATACCGGAGTCATATGCTACAGTAGGTATTACCTTTGGCTGTTATGGCGAAGATAAGAATGCGTGGATGGATGTGCTGGATCTCATGGAAACCGTACGCCAGGCAATACTGAAAAAACGCACGATTGCCAAGAGATTCCGCCTGACGCTGCCCAGTAAATGGGAAACCATTGAAAATCAGCCGTATCCGTTTTGGTTTGCGTATGCGACATTGCGCTATACCATAGCGCAGCCGCGTGAAGAAATGGAGGTATAAGAATGTCTGAAACAGAAGGACGAGAAACAACGTCTTATATTTATATTGGTCCGAATCGGACACAATACGGGTTAATTCAGTACCGTGTGTACTGTGATGGTAAACCCTATCAAAAGGTTGAGGAATTAAAAGCGATGTTTACCAAAATTGATTTACTCTTTGTCCGTACGGACAAGATGATGGAAGCAGAAAATAAGGTACACACCAAGGGTACACCACAGAATCTTGCATATGAAGAAGTGATTGGAGGGGATAAATAATGGGGACCTACAAACATGGTATATACATCTCTGAAGTACCAACCGGCCTGGTGCCGATGACGCAGACTGATGCGGCGCTGATTGTGGCGTTTGGTACGGCTCCGGTTCATCTAGCGACTAATCCAGTTGCCGACAATACGCCGGTTCTTTGCTATACGTATCAAGAAGCGGTACAGCAGTTGGGATATAGCGATGACTGGGAAAAATACAGTCTGTGTGAAGTCATGTTCACGCATTTTGCGCTCTATAACATGGCGCCAATCGTATTGGTGCCTTGCATGGATACATCGAAGCATGTTCAGCATCAGAAAAATATTGCTGTAGAGCTTACTGACGGAGTAGGCAAAATCAATGATGCCGTTTTTGTAGATACATTGGCATTATCGACCCAGGAAAGCACAGAAGCGGATTTGGTGAAAGATACGGATTATACAGCGGCCTATAATGACGATGGTGAAGTAGTCATTACAGCTATTGAAGGCGGGAAAATGGCCAGTGTTACGACTATATATGCAGCGTATAAGGCTCTGGATACAACGAAGGTTACTGCCGACGATATTATTGGCGGTGTAAGCACAACTACGGGGAAAAACAGTGGCTTAGAGCTGCTTTCTGAAATCTTCCCGCGCTTTGGATTAGTGCCAGGTATCGTCATCGCTCCGGGATGGTCCCACAACCCAACCGTGGCAAGCGTCATGAAAGCTAAAGTAGCCAATATTAATACTGTATTTAAAGCGATTTGCTTATGTGATGTAGATGACAGCGTTACGAAGTACAGCAATGTATCGGAATGGAAAAACAAAAATAATTTTGTAGGAGAGTTGCAATATGTAGTATGGCCACGAGTCAAAAATGGGGATAAAAAATATCATTTGTCTTCGCATGTTGCCAGCTTGATGAATCAAGTGGATGCGGCGAATAAAGATATTCCGTACGTATCTCCTTCTAACAAATCATTGCAGATTGATGGGGCCTGCACTGTCGACGGAGATGAAATTTTTTTGGGAATTGATTCGGCAGCCTATTTGAATGGACAAGGGATTGTAACGGCATTGAATTTTATCGGCGGCTGGAGACTTTACGGCAACCGTACAGGTGCTTATCCGTCCAGTACAGATCCGAAAGATGCATTTATTAATATTCGCAGGATGTTCAACTGGGTAGGGAATACGCTGGTCACAACATTCTGGAGTAAAATTGACGATGCTACAAATAAACGGCTGATCCGCAGCGTTGTTAACAGCGCCAACATCTGGTTTAATGGATTGACCGCAATAGGCGCATTATTAGGCGGGCGTGTGGAATTTCGTTCGGATGAAAACGCGGAAACAGATTTGCTTGATGGCATTGTAAAATTCCATGTCTATATGGCTCCGCCGCCTCCGGCTCGTGAAATTGATTTTATCCAGGAATACGATGTGGATTACCTGTCTAACTTGTTCGCTTAATGAGAGAGGTGGAAAACAATGCCAATCAATGAACAACGTGATAAATTAATTAACTACGAAGTGTTCAAAAACGGCGTCCGTAAACTCGGCATGGCTGACATTACACTTCCAAAAATCAAGTACAAAACAAATACCATGAAAGGTGCAGGCATCGGTGGCGACATTGATATGCCAACACTGGGGATGACCGATGATATGGATGTTTCTATCAAGTGGCGTACTATTAACGAGGACTTGACGGAACTTATGGCGCCCAAAGCTCATGATTTGGAATTCCGCGGGGCTAACCAGCACTATGATGCGGCGACAGGCGAACTTATCACCGATTCCGTCGCTGTGGTTGTTCGGGTTTTACCTAAGGAAATGGATGTCGGCAAATTGGATCCGGCGTCTCAGACGGATAGCCAGAATACGTTTACGGTCATCTACCTCAAGATTACGATTAACGATGAACGAAAAGTAGAAATTGATAAATTGAATTATATTTACAATGTAAATGGTACTGATTATTTTGCCCCTGTACGGGCGGCACTGGGATTATAAAGGAGTAAGTATTATGAATTTGGATACGAAGAAACTGCAGGCTGGTTTAGAAAATTTGTCCGGTTACGACTTTGAACAGGCAGAAAAAAATGAACGTATGGCAGGAAACATGACGCCGGATATTACGTTTTCAAAATCGTTTCAGGCAAGATTGGCGGCGAAAGCATTATCTGAATCGGTAATGGATATCCGCAATCTTCCTATCAAAGAATATACCTTGGTTACTTCAATGGTGGGAAATTTTTTATTAGGGAGTTTGGCCGAAGAAATCGTTTCGCCATCGGAAGCCAAACCGGAAACGCAGACAATAAAACGCCTGCCGAAAAAATAGCCAAAATTGCTGTAGAGCTGTATGATTACGGAAACCTTGATTTTTGGATGAGCCAGTCGATGTTTAATATGCATCGCTGGCTCAATTTAATTGAGGAAAAAGTCAATGAAACGCACAATGAGTATTAAGAAAGGAGGTAATAGCCATGGCTATGGGACATGTATTTGAAGTTGCCTTCGCGATTTCGGCAACGATGTCTGGCAGTTTTCGCTCGGCTATGAGCCAATCGTCAGCACAAATGAGAAATCTGGGGAATACGGCCCGCTCCATCAGTGCGCAAACACGACAGCTTAACCGGGCATGGCAACAAAGCACGGCTCAAATGAAGCAGTATGGGCAGCAACTGGTCAGCTTAAGAAAACAATTTGAGCAAGGACGAATTACAGAAGCCCAGTATACTGCCAGTACGCAGCGAATACGGCAGGCGATGCAGACAGCCGGAATGAGTGCCGAAGAATATCGCACACATCTGCAGAGATTACAACAGCAGATGAGGGCGACGCGTGAAGCTCAAGCGAGAATGCAGGCAGCTTTAAGTGCAAGAAAAACGGCGGCGGCCAACTTTAGCGCTTCACAAGCAGGCTTGATGACTGGAGCGGCAACGGTTGCCATGGTAGCGGCTCCGGCTGTGGCTATGATAAATACAGCGGCTCAATTTGAAGCCGCTATGTCCAAGGTACGGGCTATTACCAGGGCGAGTGACCAGGATTTCCAACAGCTGACTAATACAGCGCGCGAACTTGGCGAAAAGACACAATTCTCAGCCAGGGAAAGTGCTGAAGCCATGCAGTATTTAGGCATGGCCGGTTGGAATACGAATCAAATTATTTCAGGTATGCCAGGGCTGTTGGCATTGGCCGCAGCTGGTGGTACAGATTTGGCAACAACGGCGGATATCGTTTCTGATGATCTTACAGCGTTCGGGTTGTCGGCGGAAAATGCAGGACATATGGCTGATGTATTTGCTGTTGCATCGACACGGACCAATACTAACGTCAGGATGCTCGGCGAAACTATGAAATACGCAGCACCGGTGGCGCATGCTTTTGGTGTGTCGATGGAAGAAACGGCTGCTTTGGCTGGTATCATGGCCAATGCAGGCATTAAGGCATCACAAGCCGGCACTGCGCTGCGGTCTGGATTCCTGCGATTAGCAGGGCCGCCTAAAATGGCCCAAAAGGCAATGGATCAGTTAGGGATGTCTATGCAGGATATAACGGCCGAACAGAAAGAAGCGGCTATGGCCATGGAATCGCTGGGCATCAAGATGAGCGATACCAACGGGCCAAGGAAGATGTCGAGCATACTACGCGATTTGCGAGATAAAACGAAAGATTTGGGCAATGAAGAAAAGCTGGCGGCACTCAAAGCCATATTTGGTACAGAAGCGGCAACGGGCTGGATGGCCGTATTGGAATCCGGGCCGGAAACATTTGATGCGCTTGTGACTGAGATGGAAAATTCTGATGGCGAAGCTGCAAAAATGGCGAATACCATGAACGATAATGCCCGTGGCGCGTCAATCAGATTGAAGTCGGCTATAGAATCGCTGTCAATCAGCATTGGAGGCACCTTCCTGCCGGCTATTGCCAGGGGTGCAGATACGTTGGCCAAATATGCTGGTGCGCTGTCAAGAGTAGCGGCACAACATCCGGGTGTCATAACCGGCATCATGGGCATGGCAGGTGCAGCGGTTGGATTATTCGCGTATGTACGTATATCCCATTTCGTGGCCGATGCATTTAAATTACTCAAGGCACAGTATGAAGTCATTAAAAATCTCAAAATGGCTGAACATATTGCTAAAATTGGCAGCGCTATCAGTAAATTGGGGCCCGTTGTATCGCGTCTCGGAGCCGCGTTTATGCATGCAGGAGCTGCTATGTTGGCTAGTCCTACGGGTCTTATTATTATCGGCATCATAGCGGTAATTGCCGCATTGTATTTGTTATACAGCAGTTTACAACTTTTTGAACAAATAAATATCGCGTAA